TGCTTCTTCTTGAATAAATGATCTGTTAAATCTCAATTGATTAGCAGCATCAATCCATGTTCCTTCTTTCTGGAAAATCTGACGTACTTTCTTTAAATACTGTCCATTCTTAGCAGCATCTTTATATTCAAACTGTCTACCAATAAATTTCTGAGCAGGAATAGATGCATTGTTTTCACTACGTGGACCAAGTGGTGCTTTAGCAAAACGAATTGTATCACCTGATACAGTATATGCTACTTCAGGTTCCTGAAGGATACCATCTAAGGTAATAGTCAACGCCATTGCATTATATGGTGAAACTGATTGACCAGTTTTCTTATCTTTGATTACAAAGTCTCTAGTTCCTCTTTGTAATCCCATAAAATCAAAGTCACCATCAAATGCTGGTTCTAGTATAATTTCTTTAGCAGTTAGTCCTCTTGCATCAAATGCCTGTTCAGTAACAGAACCAGTACCACGAAGAACATTGATATCTTTGTTAAGATTGATAGTATTAACAATTTGTCTAGTTGAATTACCAACACTCGCATTGTTCTCATTTTCATTCCATAGATTAAGTTGTGATCTTTGACCTGTCTTAGTATTCTCATTAATACGAACAGTTGCACCCAAATCAACATTTAATTCACCAAACATTTTGAATCCTGCTGGGTGAACAGACTCTTTAATTAAATCTCTCCAATCATTAATACCAGATTCAGATTCAATAACATATGAATAGTCTTGATAGAAATTATTATCTGCAACTCTATGAGTTTTAACACCAACCTTACCTTTATCAGATCCAAATTTACCTAAGTTATCAAAATAAGAACGTGTGTCAACTGTAAATTCTGTTTCAAGTATGTCGTCGATGGCACCTATACTACCACTAGAAACACCAGTGATAGCAGTGCCTTTGACGAATTCACCTGTTAAAATTTTTACCTTGAGAACGTTTGAACCTTTTCTCCATCCTTTATTAGTAACAATACCTGTTGTAGATCCTTGTGTAATTTGTTCACCTGATAAAAACTCATCAGTAGTATCCAATATTAATGCAATACTAGAAGAATGTTTTCTTTGTAAAGAAGAATCATTCCAAATACCTGATCCACTAAATTCAATTTCTACATTTTTGGTAACACCAATAGAATTTGATTTTGCATATACACGAAGATCACTCTCAATAACTTTTAGTGTTGGTTGGTAAGTATAATTCTTACCTTTATTTGTAACAATAACATTAGCAATACCATTTGCTGCTGTTTTTAGAATATCAAATGCTACTTCAGCACCATCGCCATCAGTAACAATAACTTTTGGTTTAGAATAATTCTTACCAATGGTGTTAATAGTAACACCAGCAATATTTTTATTTACAGCATCCCATTGTGCTGTTACATGTGCCTCATCTGCTACTCTCATAGTAGCACCAAGAACTGCTGGAACCTTCTTATATCCTGTTCCTAAGTTAGCAACAGAAACTTCAGCAATTTCACCAACTGCATTTACACCAGATGTAGTGTACGACATACTTCCTGTACCATACCATCTAGGCAAGATATCCATTGAGTAAACAAATTGTGTAGGCGTTACATATACAATTTGATGTTGACCTTGTAAAGGATCTTGTATAATCTCTACATAGTTGTCTTCGTCTCTAATTACACTAGTAGGACCAATTCTAATAGATTGGACACCAGCAGACGTTGTAGTAACGATTGATTTGTAATAGTATCTTTGGTATAGTGGATCTTTTCTATCTGTTAGAGTCCCTGCTAAGTTTACTGTACCTAATCTAGCACCATATCCAAACTTAGCATATACACATGCATTTGCAGTACCAGGAGTACCTTGTCTAACAAGTTCTGGAGCAATAATATTATCAGATTTACTTGGAGAAAGTAAAAATTCAGAATGTATATTAGTAAAATGACTTAGATCAAACTTGTACTGATAATAATCTTGGAACTGAAGATTAGGAGAGATCTGATAAGGACCACTTGAGTTTTCAGAGATTTTTGTAACAATAATAAAATCAGATACCTGTTGTAGTTTTACTAATTTCTTAGGAACACTCTCATCAAAGAAAGTAGAACCTAAACCAATTTTATAATCGTTATAGTTACCAGTAGTAAAGAAGTTTTGATTATGCTCAACAACCAATCTACCATTACTATAAGATACAACAACAGGATCTAATGTAGAATTACCAGTGATAGCAATAGTGCTTCCTATATTAAATCTAAAATCAGGAATATCTAAAGATACTTCTACATTATGATAATGATCTTTTTCAGTCGTTCCTTTTTGTCCTCTAGTTACTACTAATTGTTTTGTAGTTTCTCTAACATCTGTAACTTGTAAAATTTCATCGCCAATACTAATATAATCGTTATCTGCTATCTCAGATACATCAAGTACAGTTAAAAGATTTTCTCCAGCACCAAAACCAATATGCTCTACTCTAATTTGAACATCTTGAGAATTTGCAGGAGCACTACCACTCTTTGATAGAGCAACATCAGGCACTGTAAGAATATCTCCTAGTTTGTAACCAGTTCCTTTATCGACTAGTACAATTGTACTAACTTTACCGTCTGCATTTGTAGTAATATTTGCTGTTGCACCATTTCCAGATCCACCAGACAGTGCTACATCTGCAACAGTATTACTTGCTTGATAATCAGCACCACTATTCTGAATAGTAAATCTACCAATTCCTTGATCATTAATTCTAGTAGAGAATGATAATGGAATTACATCAATTTCTTGAATAGCACCTAACTGCACATAATAATTTTTTGTAGTAATACTATCGTCTGGATCAATTTTAATATTGACTAGATTTCCTACAGAAAGATCATGATTAGTTGATGTTGTTACTAGAGCAACTTTTGTATCTACTTTAAAAGGAACAAGTCCTGTACTCAAACTTTGTGTACTTAAAATCTCAGCACCAATAGTATTAAGTAAGTTATCACTTCTTAAGTAATAGTCTGCAGTTATGGTAAATGCACCAGTTAAAACTTTAACCTTTACCGAATTTCTTTTATCAGTGGATTCAATAACTTCTCCACTAGCAATAATGTTATTTCCATCAGTGTATTCTAAAATTGCACCTTTGGTAAAAGTAGCGTTTGTATTAAGAACAATATTTAAAGATATTGTAGATGAGTCAAATAAACCAGTATCATCAAATGTTCCACCAACAATATTTTTAAGTACAATAAATTTACCGTCTAGTACATCACCTACAGCGGTACCAGAAACACCTGTTGATGGTTGACTGATTGTATCTCCATCAAAAATATAGCAATTTTCTGTAATTTGTAATGTAGCAACCTTTTGAGAATCAACTTCTTTGTTAGTTGCTTCAATAGCAGAAACAGATTTTCCTTTAATCTGTGATATAGATCCTCTAGCATCACGACCATTAGTATCAATATCATCTAGTATAATTGTACTACCTACTGAGAGGTTGCTAGAAGACGCATATACACTGAAAGAATCTACACTACCTGTAGATATATCTTTAGTTTTTGCTCTTGTTACAAGACCATTATCAGGGGTATTAGGTCTTCTAATTCTGATAGCTCCTTCTGGTAGATCAGCATGAGTTTGGAACTCATTAAAGTTTGCTGATAATGGGAGACTATAGAAATTATCACCTAACAAATAAGGATATGCAGGATCACCATTAACATCTTCAGTAGCAAAGTATGCATAGACACCATTAGGATATTCAGGTGTTACACAAAATCTACCATTGTTTCTATCAACATCACCAAGTCTATCTGCATAGTAGTAATCCTGAATAAAAGAACCTAAAGGATAAGTTACAACAGAAGGTCCATTGGAACGTGAGGTTTTCTTCCTGAAACCAGATTCAATCCTTTTAATTGCAGAAGTGTTATCAACTGGATCAGTGTAACCATAAGGACCGTAAATTGGATTTCCATCATAGGCAAAACCAATAATAGGAGAGTGATTAGAACTAGTATCATTTAGACTAGTCTTTAAAGAAGGTGGGTATGCAACTGCACCATAATTTCTAAATCCTCTAGAATTTAAGAATGAGAATCCATGTTCTGTATCTTTATCACTACCCAAGATTTCATATCTGTTTTTAATCCATTCAAAAATAGATGCTGTTGCTGTAGCAGCAGATCCAGATGGAATTATTTCAATTAGAACGTCACCAGAAGTATAGAAAGAACCACCATTAATTTTAACTAATTCCGTAATTTGTCCAGTTGCAGAAACTCTTGCTTCGTACTGTGCAAATCTACCTCTACCTCTTCTATCAGTAATTCTAATTGTAGGAGGAGCAGAGTAATACTCACCAGGATTTGTGATTGTAATGCTTGTAATCTCACCCATAGTGACAACAGCATTCAACTCAGCATTTCTACCAGATACAATATCTACAGTAGGTGTTGTAGTGTAATTACCAGGTGTAACAATTGTTACAGATTCTACAACCAAACCAGACATATTTGCTGTTGCTAGGTATGGTGTATTGTTGACTAAGACAAACGGAGGTCTACTGTATCCAGTTCCTTGATTGTCTACCTTAATAGATGTGATAGGTCCTGTGAGTACACTGTCCTCATGTTTATGGCTATATGCTAGTACACCATCAATAAAAATTCCTACATCTTTCCTACTTGTCTCATAAGTCTCAGTTGTAGTCTCAGGAGACTTGCGAATCGTTCTCAATAAGGGTTGATCAACTGGAGTATCACTAGGAGGAATAGTCTGGTTAAAAAATACAGTTCTTCCTACTGGAAATCCACTAGAACAAATATAATAATTTTTATCATCCTCAAAAATTTCAGTGATACCAGGGATTGTCTTGGTATTAGCATTAGTGGTTCTAGTATCTCCACTCTGTACAACATCAGTTGAAGTAGGAAACTTCCATCTAATAGTATTACCAGACGTCTTAATAATAGGATCTACAGTATCAAAACCAGACTTCTCTACATTAATATCTTCTCCTTCAATACCATATGGTGTAGATGTTTTAGGAACTAAGTTGTATACAACACCTAAAGGTATTAATGATACACTACCACCTTTGATTACAGTGTTACTGTAAAGTCTTCCACCAACAGCATGTGCAGTAGAAAGAGATCTATTTTTGATAACAAATTTTCTAGCAGTTTTTGATGAGTATTGGATAAGTTCGTTATTAATATAGAAAGAACCCTCTTTGTCCCAATCAAATGTTGAATCTACTTCAATAGTATCTCCAATAGTATCTGTTGTAGAAATAACTTTTGTTAATGTAGTTTTGTTAGCAATAGAAAATATATTGTTGATGGTTCCTCTATTGAGAATCACATCCCACATTTGTACGCCATCTACAATCTGTTCTTTGAGAACATTATCAACAACAGCAGATGCAAAGTTACTACCACTCTCTGTAATAGTCTGACCTATTAAATCTTCTGGGTTTCCAGTTAGAGCAATGACTCTAAGAGAGTAGACGTTAGTCCAATCAGACTCAGATGCTTTTAGTGTAGTTTCTTTTGGGTAATATACATCAGTATCACCACTACTAATAAGAGCATTGAATAGAAACTGTATAGAACGTTTTGTACCCTTTGCTTTATAGAAAGATCCAATGTTTTTAATAAGAGTTCTTTTATCAATCTCCCCTCTTAGATACTTTTCTGGAATACCTGCAAGATACTCTGACTCAAATCCTTGAATCAGACTAAATAAGAACAAATTGCTTAGATTATGTACTTTTGAGTCTACAGCATGATTGTCCGCTACCGTAGAAACAAAGTTAGATGTATTGTATAGGTCTCCAAGTTTTGTATTTCCATGTACACCACGTCTTAGACCATCTAGAGATGTCTCAGTCTTCGACGTATAAAAAATAATCTCATCATCAATCTTTACTAGTCCTTGATCAGGATATCCTTCTGTAGATAGTACATTTATACTAGTCTGTGAGTTACTAATAGCAGACGATAGAGTTGTTGTAGCAAATACTGACTTATCATAAAAGTTAATATCACGATAAGTAGTAAGATTATTAATAATGTCTAGAACACCACCTCTTAATTCTTGTTGCCCATAGTAAGATTTAAGAAAACTACCAAATAACTGATAATCTTCTACAATAAAATTGGGTAACTGATTTTCAATCAGAAACGATATATTTCTAGACTTTAAGTTCATTCTGCAACAGCACTAAAGTTGGATTTTGAGATATCAACATCAAGATAAACTTCACGCATAGCATTTACATCCTTAGATGCAGGTTCTACACGAATTTCAATTTTGTTATCAGAATAACTACCTGAGATAATAGTTAAGTTGTACAGTTTGATTTCACCTTTAGCATAATCAATCTCACCGACTTCTTTCTGTACGTATACCTTTTCACCAGTTAGAGAATTCAGTCTATATAGGTCAATTTTACCAAATGTATCATCTTCCAAATACACAGTAAATGTTGGGTATTCAGAAATAACAAATCCAGTAGACTTCATGACTGAATTATCACAAGAATCTTTAAACTCATTTAAAAAACACAACTCATAGTAGAATGTAGAATTAAGTGTTGGGTAGAAGTCTTTTCTTAATGTAACATTTGTTACATTTGATACAATAGAGGGATCTGCACCGTCAATTACTGCGGCATATCTAGAATGGCGAAATCTACCATCAAATTTTTCAGTTTGACTAGATGCAGTATACTCATCAACAGCTGTTGTAACTTTTTTGCTAATCTCAGCTTTAGTCTCAGTAGTCTTAGAAGATTTGTAACTTACAGTAGAGTCTAGTTCAATGTATAGAATAGAAGGATCAATAATCTCAGGAGTAATTGACGCTACTGTGTAACTTTTGAGTTTTCTAACAATTTCTTGTTTTGTAAATGCAGATATACTATTTCCTACTTGTGGTTTAATAGCAATCTTAACTTTACCAAACTCAGGTGGATCATCCTGCTCTCCACCAAATGTAATGATATCTGATGTTGCTGGATATATCTTTCTAACAATAGATGCGTAATCATCACCTGTAACTGCCCTGTCTTGAGCAGCAAACATCTTAGGAGCAGAATACTTAATAGAAGACACAGACTCAATATCAGCACCTCCTTGTGCCGCTGCAGAGGTTGTTACGGTTGGAGAAAACTGAAATTGTGATCCTGTCTTAGTTGTTACTATACCAGAGAATGAAAATGATTTAGCACCGTTTGCACTTTCTCCATCAGTCACAACATAAGTAACTTCTACAAAATTATTATGTTCTAGTTTCTTACCATACACTCCATCACCAAAGAATAACTCATATTGTTCATCAAGACCTTCTTCAACAAAAAAGACTTTAGAATTTCCGTCCAAGTCTAAAATATTCTCTGCAACATCGTATGTCTCATAAGATGTGCTATTCTCTGTTTCATATACTCTAATCTTGATTGTAGATGTATCAAGACCAGGATTATTAAGAATAAACTTTTGATTTTTTAGTGCAGTATTGATTGTATAAGATTGTTTAATTAAAGTTCCTTCATATGCATCAATTATACCAAAACTAGCAAGATTACCATTGAGAGGTACTTCATGATCATCAACAACTACAAACTGGTAAATAGCGTCATCAAATGCTGAAGTAAATCCAGTTCCTCTTTTTAGTACAATTGTACTAGGTGGTGTTGCTCCCCCTTGATATGTTAAGGACAAATCTAACTTAGCAATAGGTGCAGTAACAGACCTAGGACGATATCCAATTTGCTTTGCTAGTGATACTACATTGTCTCTTAGAGATGCGGAATCTAAGAACATCTCATTAATCACCATGTTCGTATTGAACGCAGTGTAATAGGTATTGTATGCTAGTACGTCTAGCATCGTGCTTAGAGTAGACCCACTAAAGTCATAATCAGTGAAATCACTGTTTGCTCTAAGATAGTCAATTAGAGATGTTTTGATGTCTGCGAAATCTAGATTCGCAAGTTGAGTATAAGGCATTACTGACTACGATTTAAGAAAAACTCAATAGATATTGGTGGTACATCAGCACGACTTAAAACTTGAAAGTCAAGTCGTACATCAAAACCATTAGATTCAATATTAGGTTCTACTACACACTCATCAATACTGACTCTTGGTTCATAATTTCTAAGTGTCCTAACTATTTCATCTTTAATTGTACCAGCAGTACCAAAATCTAAAGGTTCAAACAAATAAGTTCTAATATTAGATCCATAATCTGAATCGTATACTCTTTCACCTTTATTAGTAAGTAAAAGGTTTAAGACTGCCTGTTTTACCGCAGCATCTTCTTTCTTTACCAAAAGGTCGTCTGTGACTTTGTTTTTGGCGAAAGAAAGAGAAAGATCTTTAAATGGTACGGTAGACGGCATTAAGTGATTGCTAGTATCACTTTATTTAGCGTCATTCCGCTAAGTGTTGCGGAACTGATTTAGTTCTTTTAATCTCTTCCAACCATTTCTCACCTTCATATTCTGAGATTAGTTTCTTCCCACTCTTCTTAAACTCTTCACTTTTATCTACTTTGATTACCATGGTAACTCCAGTTTTTATTATTTAGACTTCTTGGGTGCAGGGTGAAAAAAGAATCCTAGATTCATTCGTGTATCATTCTCAGGAGTATCTTCAAACCTCCAATTCTCAACGTGCATACCATGATGGTATTTTCCTGCATCAAATAGAATACAACGGTTAAACGCTGGTTCAAAGTTCATTATCTTCTCATATCTCTCTTTTGGACGCCATGGTTGCTCATGCTCCCTTACACCATCTTCATATGAGTCAGCTAAACACTTATAGACATTTGTACCCGTATTATCATTATGATTCAAATATACTAGTGCGGAATATCCGTGATCACGATGCGGCCACCAGTAGTTATTCTCAAAATCATTAAAAGGATTCTTTTTAAATGTAAAGCAATTTGAAAGCACTGCTCTACGATCCATAGGAATCTGATGTATACCCATATACTTTAATATATGGAAGATATGCTCATATGCAGGAAGAATCATATCACTGTAGAACTCATGACGCATGTCCTTGAACATCTCACCATTATAATTCTTGATATGACTACGATCCTCCTCTAATTGACCATCTGGAACTGTATATTGGTTTAAGGATGTATTACTGTTACCACTCTCCTTATGAAAGTTTGGTGCAACGTGATGTAGAAGCGTAATTACATCATCAGGATTACTAAAGAAGTCATCAATGATAGCATATGGAGTTAACTCTAACATTCCATACTGAATTGTTTGATTTCTATTAATCTCAAAGAAATTACGCATTTGCTAATACTAAATTAAATGAAAATGTTAATCGACCTTGTGGTTTCTGATGTTCCTGTCGATTTAGGACTTCATGCTCCAAATAAGGAGGAAACAGAATAATTTGTCCTTCGCTTGGGTGAAAATGGTATAAGTCATACATTGACTCACGAATTCCACTTCTCTCAATACCACGATACCTGATTGAACGGAAATGTGTTGAAGTTGGATAGAAAGTGGTCGGAGTTGGGTTCTTGCTGTAGTAAACACCACTTAGAAACACTGGACGCCTTCCATCCATGTGATCATGACGTTCCTGACTCTGATCATCATGATAAACATTATACCAGAACGTAAAGATTTCACAAGGCATCAATCCTTCACGCACTAGTTCAGCATTACATGCTGTTTCTATATCTATCTTCAAACGATCACGTACATCTGGCGTTACAAGAGTATCGTCATCAGGAATACGAGGAAATGAGCTGTTCACATTACATTTCCACCCTGCAGGAGTGTTATCTATCTTTCCAGGGTCTCTAAAAAAATACTTGGTATGCTTATTGAAGTTAAAGCATATAATTTGTGTCGGAAAGATATCAATAATCATTTTAATTTAAACATCACAGGATTATTCTTGCGAACATGTATATCAGTCGCCATTGTGACTCTTACATCGTCACCTTCATATGATTCAGTCCAGTGAGCGATACCTGCATGAAAGATCAACAACTCACCAACATGATTCTCGTAAGTCTTACCCTCATATATGGTACCACTACTACAATCACCCCCTAGATATAGGTTACAAGATGTAAAGGGGTGCATATTCACTTGTAGAGGATCTCTTCGATCAAAATGCTTATGTGGTTCAATACGATCACCTTTTCGGAAAGCATTAAACCATGCTTGTAACCACTTACCTCTACCAAATAAAACAAGATACTTAGGAAGGACGATTGGTCCGACGACCTTATCCTGCAACGCATTATAGTACTGGTAACGACCAGTTAACTTATCGCCCTTCACACTCGGATAATTATGTTCTCCAAGTGCCATCAGATCATCTTCAATTTCTAATACCCTCTCATAACATATCGCCGCTTCCTCTTCGGAGAGAAACTCGGGTATTCTAAAAACATTCATTTAATGTGGATCATAGTATCTTATAAGTGCTCCAGTTGCGATGATGAGCACGACTACAATAATTAGAACGGTCATACAGATTATTCAGAGCTTTCGGCGCTAGCTGCCTCTCTTTCTTCTTTGTCGATGTTTCCATCATTGTCTGTATCCCAGTCACTACGATACTGTAGGTTCTTTGGTTTCCCAACAGTATACTTAAACTCGGTCATTTGCCCTGTCCTCGATATGGTTTACGCTTCCCATTACGGGAGCTTGCACTGTATTTAGTATGCTTACCATTTCCCTGACGTGTTTTCTTTGGGGTTGCTTCAATTGTTGGAAGACCCAATGCAAATCTAGTTGCCATATATGTATTATCTCTATTGACGAAGTGAGTAACACAGTTATTTCCGCTAGTTCTCTAAACGAACATTGCTTTCAATCAAAGGTCGTGTTACTCAATGATATTATATCACAAAATTTATTATACTGCAAAAACTTTTGGAGATGCTGCAGAAGGACCAATTACAATTCCTGTTGTTGGATTAAGAGGATCTCCAACAAAGCAAACCCTACGACCACCAAAGCGAACTTTTGTACTCGTGGAAACTGCATTACGAGGAGAAGTACAAGGAAAACCTGCAGGTGTAACTCCTGCTGCAGGAGTCATAGTATCTCCTTCTAATACAGGAGGAACACCATTAATTAAATATTTTGGATTTGCTGGTGCTGGTAAGATTGATGTAGGGGGAGTATTACATATACCTCCACCACCACTGTCCATAGCGCCAGGACTATAAATTGCGATTGCTCCAGCCATTATCCTATATCCTCGGGTGACTTTATACCTTTACTCTTAAGAAAGGAATCTCCTTCTATGTAGTTCATCAGATTCTCTTCCTTAAATGTCTCTTCCCACATCTGGTTCAATGCGTCGGTCAACTTCAAATGTTCTTTCGCGTTCGGGGGACGGTAGTATAGTTGCATCTTTTTTAACCTGAGCAATTCTATCTCCTGCTGTTCCACTCGGGTTCGTAGGGACTTTAGTTCGTTCTGCAGCGCTTGCACTTGCTGCGTCGAAATAGTTGCAGAATTCATCAAAATTGTTGAGAGCGTCTTCGTAGCTCCAGGTTCTTGGGTCATTTTTTTCCACGGGAATTTTTTTATATTAAAGGTTTTTGATTATGACTTTTCAAATATATTTATCGGTCGTCTGGATACTTTTGTAGGTTAGGAAGGACCCAAACGTTTTCGCTCGGCACCCCCATAACATATAAAAAAGGGGCATTTTACTGCCCCCTGTGTCTAGCCCCTGTGCATAGGGTGAATATTGACTTCGTTTGCGTTGACTCGCACCCACTTGATCGGATTACCTGCTGTTAACCTGTAGATCACCTGATCACCAAACCTTGTCTGATCTCTTGCCACTCTATGTGCTGTGTCTATGTCTGCACAGTAGACAACGCCGTCTGGATCAAAGTTTGCCCATGCTGCTGGTTGAACTGCCCAACCTCTTGGATCTGTCATGCTGGTGTCTGTCATGTTGTTTGTGTCGTTAGTC